AGATACGCCTAGGAAGATCGTCATTCGCTCCTTACCCGCTGATAGTGTCCGACAAGATTGACTAAAAATTATCATCTCTACCTATTGACAATATAAACGTCCTGGATTATATGTCAAGTATAATGTCAGAAAGAATAGTTTATGTAATACAACACATTTCAGGAACACAGGCAGGCAATCCTAAAATAAATATTATAGGTGCACAAAAATATGGTAAGTTTAAATTTTTATTGCCAGAGTTTTCACAAATGATTTTTTCTCCTGGACCTTTGGTGCATAAATTAAAACAAGGATTAAAAGATTTTACAAAAGACGATCATTTATTATTAACAGGTGATCCTGCATTAATAGGTGTTGCATGTTCTATTGTATCTGATATTACAAACGGCAAATATAATTTGTTAAAGTGGGATAAACAAGAAAGAAAATATTATCCAATTGCTATTAATTTATACGAGAAAGGAGAAATAGATGACAATTGATTTTGAAAGAGATCAACAGGATGCAATGAAAAAGACTGAAGGCATTCAGTCACTTGCAGACCAGGTTGAAAAGTTAGAATCTTTACAACAAAGATTAGAATTACAAGAAGAGAATATAAAGAATACAAAACAAGAGATACAGAAAGTATCTGGAGACATCATACCTACGATGATGTCAGAGATGGGTCTTGCAGAACTTAAACTGCATGATGGATCACATTTAAAAGTTTCAACGTCGTATCGTGCAACCATAACGGAAGCAAACAAAGAGGCGGCGTTTAACTGGCTTCGTGAAAATGGCTTAGGCGATATAATCAAAAACGAGATATCCGTATCGTTTGGTCGTAACGAAGATAACAAGGCGGCTGATTATGCCGAACTTGCGAAGGGTCAAGGGTTCCAACCGACACAAAAGATGAAGGTAGAACCCATGACTCTGAAAGCGCTAGTCCGTGAGCGTATTGAGGCAGGAAAAGAAATGCCAACGGAAATCTTCGGGGTGTTCTCGGAGAATAAAACAACAATAAAAAGGAACAAATAAACATGAACCAAGTAACAGAAAAAAAGAATGGTGCATTAGCTGCATTTGATATGGAAGCTGACGCACAACAAGGAGCCCAGAATATTTCGCAAGAAGATCTTGCGTTACCATTCTTAAAAATTTTGGGACAACTATCTCCGGAGGTAAACAAAAGAGATGGTAAATATGTCGAGGGCGCGGAACCAGGCAAAATCATAAACACTGTCACCAATGAATTGTTTGATAAGGTAAGTGTAATACCTTGTCATTATAAAAGACAGTATATCGAATGGCAGGACAGAGGTACCAGTAGTGGTGCACCTGTTGCGATACACGAGGCAGATAGTGATATTGTGAGTAAAACAACTAGAGGTAAAGATTATAAAGATAGATTACCAAACGGGAACTATCTTGATAATACCGCTAATCATTTTGTACTTGTTGTTGGTAAAAATCCACAAACAGCATTGATATCTATGAAGTCTACTCAATTAAAAGTTAGTAGAAAATGGAACTCAATGATGATGGGTTTAAAACTGCAAGGTAAAAATGGTTTGTTTACTCCGCCAACTTACAGCCACATTTATAATCTATCAACCGTTCAGATGTCTAACGACAAAGGAACTTGGTTTGGTTGGGATGTAGAGAAGGTAGGACCAGTCGCAGATAAAGCTATCTATGACATGGCAAAATCTTTTGCATCAAGTGTGGGTAAAGGTGAGATAGAAGCTAAACCTGAGTCTCAAGAGAAAACAAATCAATCTCTAAATTTATAAGATCCTAGGTGGTGGGCGTCGAAGCGAGAGTGGAAACGCCCACTTTTAATTTATGAATGAAGAGGTAAATAAAAAACCGATAACGTATGAGGACTGGCTAGACCTGGGTCACGTGATAATACCCACTGATCAAAAAAAATCTAGGGTCAGTTGGAAGGCAGAAGATTTTAGTTTAACGAAAGAAGAATGGAGAAACAATCACTCAAAAGCACAAATAGCATTAAGATTAGATAAGCACATAGATTTAGATATAGACAACTTTGTTGTAAGAAGATTCATACCACATTATTTAAAAGACTGCGGAGCAAGTTACGGAAGAAAAAATAATCCTAACAGTCATTACCTTTGGACAGGCTCCTGTAAATTTATACAATATACATTACCAATTTGTTTTGAAAAAAACTTTGAAAAATTTCCTCATGGTGCAACTCTTTGCGAGTTAAGAAGTGGTAAAGAAAGATATACTGTTGTTCCTGAATCTCCGTACAATGACAATGGAGAAATAGTTAAGTGGGATACATATACCAACATACATGACTACACTGGCAACATAGCGGTCGATGTAGGTAAAATAGCTTTATCGACAGCTCTTACAATAATATACCCACCTTCTGGAGTTAGAGATGTTTACTGCACTGCAATAGCAGGGGTGTTAATAAAAAATACAGACTGGACTGACGATGAGATAGATCTTTTTGTTCATAGAATATCAATAGAAGCTAACGATAGTGAGTGTGATAAAAGAAATCAAAAAGGTACGACAGGAAGGACGGCTAATAAAATATATGGAATTCCAAAGTTAGCAGAAATTTTAAACGTAAGTAAAAAGGATGTATCAGATTTATTTAAATGGATTGGTGTTTCTCAAAATGGAGAAGAAGTTAATGAACACATAGGTGATATTGTGGAGTATGGAAGCGATAGGTATTTTGTAACTATATACGCTATCGAAGAGGATAAGAAAGTAGAAAAACCAGTGACAGTAAAAGGACCTAGTCTTATGAAAAAAAATATATTTTATGATGAAGTGATGACACAAGTAGCTGTGTATTTACCTTATATGAAAGAAGCAAAGTTTATAGAAATGATGAAAGCAAAGTTTGAAGCTAGAACAAAAGCTCTCGATTACGATCCAGAATCAAGTGAGGACGTAAGATTCATAGGATGGTTTGAATCTTTTATAGAAAAAAACAAAGCTTACTCGGATAAAAAAGAACTTGCAAACTTTGATTTACCTTATTTTAATTTAAAAAATGATAGTTTAGAATTTAATTTAAATAAATTTGATCAATTTCTTCAAGATAAAAGAATCAATCTAGCAAGAGTAGATCTTGTATTAAAATGTAAACGTATACTAAAAGCTAAAAAATATAGAGGTAAACACGATGGTAAATCTTGTACATCTTATAGAATAGAAAACTATAAAATAAATAAAGATAATTTAATTATAGAAGGAGAAGCACAAGAAATAACAGAAAGGATAACTAATGAAACCTAAATTTGTATCTGGTCCTCCAGGAACAGGTAAGACACACATATTTTTAACAAAAAAATATCAAGAACTTTTACAACAATATGATCCTGAAAGAATAATTATGTTGTCTCATACTAAAGTAGCTGCAGAAGAATTAAAGGATGCCATATTAGATCTACCGGAGATAAAAGAAAAAGGTTTAAAGAAAAAATTCTTTAAACATAAAATTTGTACAATACATGCTTTTTGTAGAAGTAAATTGTTAAAAAAAGAATTAATAAGTTATGCTGACTATCTTAATCTGTGCAGATTAAATTCTGGTTTTAAACGTCAAAGAGTTTCTCAATCAGAATTTGAAAATGATAAACACAAGTTTTTTAAATTTTTAACTGATGCTTTTGGAACTGGTAAAACAATAAAAGAATATTGGTATACATTAAAAGCTACTAGTTCTGGTTATTACCCTTACAATAATTATACAATTCTTAGTGAGATGAAAGATGTATATGATGAATACAAAAGAACAAATCAAGTTTGTGATTATAATGATATGATACACGAGTTTAATGAACACGCTGTTGCTCCTGATATCGATGTTTTAATTGTAGATGAAGCTCAAGATAGTAACGTTCCACAACTTAAAGCTTTGGAAAAAATGTCTACACATGTAAAAGAATATTACATGGTGGGAGACGCAGATCAAACTATATTTGAGTTTGCAGGAGCGGATGCAGAATATTTTCATGAACTTTCTAAAGATGCTCAACAATTAGAACAGGGTTTAAGATGTGGACAAACAATAAATAAATTATGTAAAGAAATAATAAAACCAATATGGGATCACTATGGTTATAGTCGTGTATGGAAACCTGTTGAGAACATTATCGGTAACCATTATTATTTACCAAGTCTAACTACAAACTGTTCAGCAATGGAAATTTTGTTAGACAAAATAAAAAATACAAAAGAAACTTTTTTATTTACTTACAGGGGCACACCTTCAGGTAAGTGGGTCAGATCTTTTTTATTATATCATGGTTTAGAATTTGCACACGTTGGTCTTAACCCTTACGTTTCTAAAAAAGAAATAAGATGTCATAAATTTTGGCCAGACTTTGTACAGGGGGTGCCGATGTCTTTAAAACAAATAAAAGAGTTTTGGTATTACATGGGCTCTAAGGTAATTGTAAAAGGTAAGGGAGAGGCTACGTTTGAAAACTGGATAAATAAAGACTATACTATTTTTGAATTGATAAATAAATACTATTTAAAACCTGAGAGTGTTTACTTTAAAGATTTTTATCACACCAGAATAAAATCAAAAACAGATGTAGAAAAAATTAAATACATAAATAATTTAATAAGGCAAGGAGTGGACACCGAGGGAGAAACAAGAGTTCACTATGCAAACATTCACACAGTAAAAGGTTTAACTTACGATAATGTGATTGTTGATTTAACTTGCACCAGACCAGAAGATTATTTTACTCAGCTGCGTTTAAAATATGTGGCTTACAGTAGAGGTAGAATAGACTGCTGGACAATCGCATCACAAGATAGATATACGTTAGGAGAATAATGAAAAAGAAAAACGTTTGGGACAAACAGCACGGCGGGAGTCACTACCAAAAGTATAAGATTCAGCCGAGTAAGTTTGTAGTTGAGAATAAGTTGCTATATCCTGAAGGCAATGCTATAAAATATATTATACGTCATCAGGACAAGAATGGTAAGGAAGATTTATTGAAAGCAATACATTTTATCGAGATGATTATAGAAAGAGATTATAATGTGTAACACACCAGAAGACTTAAATCTTAATGGGGTTGATACTGTAGCTGTTGATATAGAGACTTATGATCCTAATCTTAAATCAAAAGGGTTGGGTGCTATACGAGGTGATGGTTTTATATGTGGCATAGCTGTTGCTACAATAAATGACATAGCTTATTTTCCATTAAGACACGCAGATACTGACCTGTCATTAGATAAACAATTAAAAGTATGGGAGGTTTTAAACGAAAAAAT